AAACTCTCTTGGGTTGATATCAACTGAATTTGCAATCTCTGCCGCAAGGCCGGATGGATTGTTTACCTTGATACTACCAGCATCCCTAACTTGTGTACCGCCTTTATCAGACACATCTTTAACATATCGTTTGATCAAATTATCGTAACCTTTGGGATGCCTCATTTGATCAATTTTTGACCTAAGTTTCTTAAACCAAGCCATTTCATCAAGTTCAACTTCTTCTGCAATCTTTACAGACATGAAATCAGGCATCTTATCTAGATAAATCGCATATCCACCTCGTTTTTTAGGATCATGGTGTGTAAGGTGTGCTTTACGTCCATCTTTACTTTTCGTAACCTTCTTGACAACCATCTTATCACTTTCGGCTGGAAGTGTTGTTTTAGGGTCAACCATTCCACCCATTTTGTAAGGACGTTTTGATTTAGAAACAATAATAACATCACCCTTCTTAACGTCAGGTGCTTTTGCTTCACGCAATCGTGGTTCTCTGCGATTTGTAGATGGGTCTTCATTGCGTAAATTATCAGGGTCATTGTTCATTGGATTGTTGTCTCTATGTCCAACATCCATACCCTTAACTGCCTTATCACCCATTGTTCTACGGGCTTTATTTCTTGAGGAACGGTTTGCTACTTGTTCTGGACGAGAGTGGTAATTGTCATACTCTTTTCTATAATTTCGCTCGTTGAGAGCGATATCGTGTAACCATGCTTTATGAACTTTGCCACTGCCGTCCATGTATCCTATATAGTTCGTTCCTCTGTTTACTATACGACCTTCAACACCATTAGCTTCCACCAAATCATCTATGTTCCAAATTTTACCTGTTAGGTACGCATCCCTAAGTGTTTCGTAATCATCCATATTCCCCATATCACGTTCTTCACGAATACCCATGTGTTTACGAACATCACGAAATAACTTCTTGCCGTCTTTAAATCCTTTTGGAATACCCAGAAGAAAATCATCAAAGTCACCAGTTGCAGCTGCAGCTCTCATCTTTGATGCTGACATTCCTTCAACACCTTCTGCATCTGGATCACGATCACCGGCCGAAATTACTTCAATGGAATCGAATCCATAATAACCATGTTTTCCATTAACACCGTTATATGTATCAAGTAATTTCTGAAACTCTGCTACACGATCTGAACCAGCCACTAGAACAATCGCACGATGACCTTTATCATGCAACATTGTAGCCATTTCAAAAACATTTCTCGCCTTACTGACTTGGATGTTCTTTGCATACTTCTTGAACATCTTTTTCATGTATGCGACTTTTAGAGAATGTGGTAGAGGATTTTTTGCAGGGTCTTGACTGTGAGTCGGAAAGACATAAAGTGGAGCACCAGAATACTTAGATTGTTGTGCTGCCGCAGCTTCAATCATCTTGAGATGACCCGTTGTCGGTGGGTTGAAACGTCCAATACAAAATACTGCCGTGTCACCACGGGCTTCTGAAAGATCAGAAAACTTCTTTAAACTCATTCAACTGCTCCATCTGCACAAATATTTTAACTATTTATACGATGAAAGTTCTTAAAGTTCAAGCCCCATAATCTTATCTCTAGGACGATCTACATCAATGGTTTCTCTCATCGTGCCACCCATAGGTATCATATTGAAAGGAATCCTACTAAATTTGCGTGTGATGTAACAGGATGTAGTCTCTGCTTGGACATGAATAGGTTTGAAACCATGAAAATGGATTGGAATCAAATCAGTACATTCGTCTAATTTACCTTTGGTATTAACATGCCATTCAGAATTATCAAGGATAATCATACCGTCATCCTTCAGACAATTAACAGCATGGTCCACACAATCATATCTAACCTTGCTATCAAGAACAATTACATCAAATTGCGTATCAAACTTTTCAATCGTCTGAGCAAATTTGTCCAAATCTGGTTCGTGAGTTATCTGCACATTGTCTTCTGTTTCGTTCAGTTGATGAGTCCAATTTTCATCAGTATCTACTCCACGAACAATACAACGTTTCTGTGCTGCCCACCACAAAGAAGAATATCCAGCCCCATATTCAAACACCTTGGCAGGAGTTGGGTCTGTCCAATCAAAAGAGTTTAGATACTCGTATGCTGGATATGTAAAAAGCGGCATGACTGAACCATCACCGTCTACTGGTATTTTGTTTCGGGATGATTCTAAAAATCCAAACTCTGTTCGTAATTTATGCACCAAAAAAGAAAAATGTAACTCTTCAACTGGCAACCTTGTGCCATGTATATTCACATCACTCATGTATTATTCCTTCGTACTTTTCGCTGCCATTGATCCATGGCCTTCCCGATATGACTCACCCATCAGTGGATTTTTCTTATAGTCTACTTTTGTCATATCTGTAAAGTTTAAATAGGTCATCGTGATATACTTAGCATATCCATCCAGCGGTGGATTACCACGATGCAAGTGTGTCCATAATGGGGGAAAAATTAATATACTACCCGTCTTAGGTTTTACTGATATGTTGTGGTGTGGAAAGTCAGTGTGGCCAGATGTAAACTCATCATTCAGATAAGCCATCATGATCAGATAACGTTTCGCACCAGCATGAGACTGAACGTCCACATGTTCTTTGAACTGTTCATCATCTGGGCCGCCTTCGCCTACTCTGTATCGTTTGACCTTAAATTCTTCCCATCCCCAAGTTTTAGGATTAGGAAACATCTCCTTGGTTATACGACAATCTTTTAGATATTGCATAAGACAAGATTGAAATGATGACAACAAAATTCTGTTGTAGTCCTCAAACCCATCATGCTCCATAGTGTTCATGCGTGTGCAATTGCAAGCACCACAGATTTTTGTACCGTCTGGTCTAAAACACAGAGACAGGGACTTAACACGATCAGCTTCAGAAACTAGAGTGCTCTCGTACTGACCAATTAGATCAGAACAAAACTCTGGCGATAAAACATCTTTATAAACTCTAATATATGAATCACTAGACATAGTGTAAATATGATCCTACGATATACTTTGGTTTCTCAACTGGTTTCTCGCCTCTATGAGGCCAGGCAAAACCAACAGGGAAAATTATTAGTGTGCCTTTATTGCACGGTGAATATATAACGTCCTCGAAACCTAACGTATCAATATGACCATGTGGTTCGATTACGGTAGCACCCTCTTTGTTATCATCAAGGTAGTAAAAGAAAACTAACCACCTACGAGAGTTAGCCAGAGTGGTTGCATCAATATGATTACCAAACTGGTCAATGCCGTTTGCTTCATACTTCTTCATACGCACTGCCTCGAATGAATATTTAGGTGGAAAATGTGCATTGGTATCTTTCTTATACTGCTCGATATAAGGAAAGGAATGGTTTAATATATTAGCTTGATCTTGAGCAAACACCTTTGAGTGTTCCAGAAAATCAATTTGAGTGAAGGACATTTCCCCCTCTGCTTGTTTGTAATGCAGAGAGGGAGATGCCTCAAACTTGGCTACTAATTTATCACATTCCTCAACAGGAAGTGCGTTAGGGTATGTACGAACTAATGTATCCATTTATGCAATAGCCGCCTTTACTCCTTTTGCCAAGTGTTTATCCATACACTTTTGAATCAATTTGGTATTAGCATAACACTCAATACTCCATCCTATTTTAGCGTCATTGATATCCATCCAATGTTCTACTATGGTAGGCCAGAACTCTCTAGCGCAGATATATGCATTATCCTTCACACCACCAGACCAAGATAGGCTATTGATCTTTAATTCACTTCTTTGACCAAACGACTGTATCTGTTTAATCTTCCAAAGTTTTACAAAATAATCATGTAACTCATCAGAAGTGAACATAGGTGTTGGATTATCTGCTTTCTTTTTTCCGTACACGGTATAGATACTGTACATAAGTGCAATCACTTCTATAGGGGTTGCACCAATTACCTCTTCTCCAGTAATCTTAGCAAGTTCTTTGATCGTGGTCAATGCAAGACTTACGTTGTCCTCTCCATATTTTTTGAAGTGACCATTGCCCCTACCGTCTTTGATACCCTGCAAAGACTTGAGTGTAAGCCAATCTTCACAACCTTCCACATTCTCCTGTGTCATAATTGTGCGATAATTAAACTGATTGTTCTTCAAGAAATTAAAACAATACACTTCATTCTCTCTGTTGGCACGATATCCAGAGGTAAACTTCTGCGCTTCATTCTGTCCACTTTTGTCTCCAGCATCAGTCGCATGTAGTTCTGATTCAATAGCAATGTACTCACTCTGGGAAACTGATGGTTCATGAAATCTAATACTCATCAGAACTCTCGTAGACACACCGGCATTTGCAAGCAACTTCATTGCAACACGGTTGTTACCAATGTATTTTACGAGTACCCAACCACCGTTTGGATGAGGGCGCATCATACCAGACAAAACCTGTGCGGCATCTTGTCGATATTTCATGTGACGATTTAAACTCTTGAACTGCTGTTTTTGAGCCGTATTTTGTTGAATTGACCATAGTGGACGATCACATCCACCAAGAGATTCTTCGCTACTGAAGATATCACGAATATCTACAGACACGATGTGACTTTTCTCCAAGTCTTCTGGGGTTAAGTTTTCCAAAAGGTCTTCGATAGTCTGAACATGACCATAATCAGAATCATCTTCCCACTTGCCTTGATACTCAAGTAAGTCTGATTCTTCGTATTGTGTGTGGAATTGTTCGTAGTTGTTTACTAAATCTGTGTAGCACACAGCATCATTTCTTAATAACATCTTTTTCTCCTTGCCTGATATGGCATCTCGGAACGCAACGAATTGATTATCGTTACGTTATTATATAGGCGTTCATATAAACGCCTCTAGACTACCTTGTTCTAAACTATAATTTGTCAGAACAAGTTCTTTTCGACCTTTTTGATTCTCCATGTAATCACCTGTTGATCTCATGGAATAAGTGTGGTCAAACTCTAACTCATTCCAGCCTTGAAACCTATCCTTAATAGGTTGGTCTGCATTGTATGATATCATCATATTCATATCACATTCATTACAATTCTTTGCAAACACATCATGATCAAATGTTAGATGCATGTTACCTTTCTTACCGTATAGAGTTGAGTCCTTTAACTCATATGGTGGATCGAGATAAACAAACGCTTTAGGATTATTATCCTTCAACAATACATCATACGAACCATTTGTAAATTTCCAATTACGAATTAACTTTTGGTAAAGAGGTAATTTACTAATGATACTAACCGTAAAACTCATTTTGTTTGCTTGATCAGAATACGTTCCTGTCTCTGTAAGACCACTGAAACTATTTCTATTTGCAAAATACCAAGCTACTGCTTTGTCAAATTTACTACTCACATCATCATTGATGATTTCTTTCTGCACACCCAACATTGCTTTTGCTTCTTCTGGCGTATAACACTCGCTTTTCATCTGCATCAATTTTTCAGACATTTCTTCACCATCACTTTGAACACTTGTCCAAAAAGTGTATAGAGCTGGATAAAGGTCATTAACCCAAATCTTCATGTCTGGAAATCGTTTTGTAATCTCTATAGACATAGAACCACCACCAAGAAATGGTTCACGCCATTCTTCATATTCTCCAATATTGGGTAACATTGGATATAACTTTTTCACCGCTTTAGATTTACCGCCGGGATATCTAATGGGCGTTGTTAATATCGGTGATCTCATTTAAAAAATCCCTCTAGTGTTCCTTGAACACCATAACTACTGTCGATCAACCAGTTTATCTTTTCAGTGATAACCTTTAGTGGCTCAACAAAACTTTTCTCATATTGCATATCATAGTCTATTTTACCAGAAATGTCAAGTTCCTTTGGCACTTCTGTCATAAAAGAAAATGCTGACGATTGATATAGATTAGGTTGACGCAAATGTAGGAAACGGATTTTATCGCCTTCCTGTATCAGTGGGTATTTGTTTTCCAACTTCTGCTTATTGACAAGGTGGTTGTATAAAATTGCACCCTTAACATGGATGGGAGCGCCCTTAGCAAATAGCTGCGACTCACCCCGAAACTTTTGCACACCATTGCAACTTCTAGGGTACGCAATATCCTCTGGTGGTAACTTCATAAACTCATCTCGAAACTCTTGTATAAATTTGTTTAGAGTCTTTTCATCACCACTCATCATTATCTTGAGAGCTTCCTTAATCTTCTCTCGACACGGCGCAGGGGTGCTTGACTTGACTGCTTCGATGCCCATGATCTTCAGTTGTGGTTCTTTGAACCGCACACCTTCCATGTCATGTACGTTAAGAATATATCGTTTCTTGGCAGTCCAGATACCCTTGTCTGCAATTGCCTCTCTTGCCATGAACATCTTTTGATCGTATGCGTTCATCTCCTTAGCAAGATGCTGATAACTTTTATTGATAAAAGGTTCCAACTTCTCACTTGCAATCTTGTCCAAGAAGTTGACAATCTTTTTAGTCGGAGTTCCCTTCGGAAACAATTTATCAACAAGCTTGTCAAAAGTGATGTACACAGAATCGGTATCTGAGGCAATGACATAATCAACGTCTTTAGTTTCAAGCAGCTTGTTAAGATATATGTTAATGCTCTTTTCAATCCATCGTATAGATAACTGACCGCTCGTCGTAATTGCTGTAGCGACCAACAGATCGTAATACCTAAACCAATTATTACCAATTGCACCGTAAGCGGAATTAAGAGAAATCTTCTTCGCCATTTGGATGTTGTCGTAGCGAGATATCTTTTTGAGTAAAGAGGGTTCCTTAGTGTTTTCATACTCTTGCTTAGCTTCGAGCAGAAGTTTTTTATACTTGACACGATCATTATATACGTTCTCCATCAACTCTGGCAAGAACCCTCGTTTGTCCTTGCGAAAAAAGGCACCATTTGGGGTCATACAATATTCAGTTTCGTTCTTGACCTTACCATCAAGGATATCTGTGACCATTGCACCATTTTGTGTAGTCTGAACAACATCTTGTGCAGTGGCTTCACCATTCACCAATGTCTCTGGCGAGATGTTATACTGCATGATCAAGTGTGGATACAATGAGTTCAAGTCAAATGACATGATCCATTTGTGCATACCCACCTGTGGGTCTTTCACATAGGCACCTTCAAACTTTTCACTCTTCTCATGTTCTGTTTTCTGTGGTATCACAATCTTCTTTTTGCGAAGATGGTTGTAAATCACTACATCCCAATATCGAACTTGGCCAAGAACATCGGTCATATTTACCTTACCGTCATATGCCATAGTCAGGCACAATTCAATAAGACGCATCTTGTCCTCAAGCTTGTCCACAATCTCAACGTCTTGGATGTTGTATTCAATAAAAGATTGATAGTCCTTCTGATACCATTCACGAAATGTATCGTATGGATTACCTGTTTTACGTTCACCTAGTTCTACAAATGCAATGTGGTCTAAGGTATAACGCTCTTGGTTTGTGTATGTGAACTTGCGATACAGATCAAAGAAATCCAGTGCAGCCACACCGTAAATTGTATAGACTTGATGCCTGCGTCCCATCTGATAAACTTCACGTTCATGAACCCTTCCCCAAGGAGAAAGTTTCTTGACCATATCTCCATCAAGTACCTTTGCAATACGATTGCACAGATAAGGAATATCAAAGAACTCTGTGTTCCATCCGGTAATAACGTCTGGTTCAATCGAAGACCATGTGTCAAGAAATTTGAAAAGCAATTCCTCTTCATTCCGGCACAGTCGATAATCTACATCATCACGATAGTTTTGGAACTCATGCAAACCCCAAACAATAATCTTTTTGCTCTGGTGGTTCTTCAGAGTAATCGACAACATAGGTTCAGCCGCATCCTTTGGATTCGGAAAACCGTTCTCGCACTCCACTTCAATATCAATCGTCACAATACAAATCTGGTCTTTGTCCCAAGGCACATCGCCGGGATATTCATCACCGATATAACAATAATTGTATTGAGTATTACCGAACACAAGATTCTGTTTCTTGTGTGAGTCGTACCAATCCTTTGCCTCTGAAATAGAGTCAAACGGATGAGGTTTCACATGTTTACCATCTAGAGTCTTATATCCAGTTGGCTCTGGTGAAAGGTCAAACAGTGTAGGTTCATACCGAACCTTTTTCTTGATACGTTGGCCGTTCTCAACTCCTCTAACAAAGAGTTGATTGCCCCATTGAAGTACGTTTGTGTAAAAGTCCATTGTTAGACTATAACACCTTTGAAGTTAATTGTCAAGTTTCTTTATCAAATAAATCGAAAGCATCATCTTCAAATGTGCCATCTGGTTTTACACCATGTTTGGTTGATACGACAAAAGTCTTGGCAGGATTTATCATGACATTAGCACGTTTCATGAACCTCTGATTTATAAGACATTTTGTTGTTTTATGTCCTCTTTCATCTAAGAGAAATTCGTGGTCTTTATATAGACTACCGTTAAACTCAACATCTAAAAGTATCACAGGACGTTCTATAGGAATTTCAGATGACCAAGACCATTTACCTTGTTCAAACTTCATCATCTTAACCAGTTTATGTGTATAGGTTTTACCAAAAGATTCCCACACAACATTTTTACCTTTAACTTCCCATTTGTCAGTGTGCATAATAGCTCTAGCACTATTACCAGTGTCAAAATTAGCAACAATTTGACCCAACCCTTTTAATTCTAATCTCTCAAACCGTCCTATCTCTTGTGCAACAGATATTCTGTTTTTTGAATTTGAGAAATAGTCCATAACCTGTTTAACAATATTGTCACCAGTTGCTTCTTCGATACCAGTTGTGCCTGGCGAGTGATTTACCTCTAGAATATATGGTGGTTTTGTTTTAGGATTTTTAGAAGGGATGAAGTCTACAGCAGTCCAATAACCACCAATAGCTTTAGAGGCCAATAAACATTCTTCCTCTTCCAATTTAGTTAAAGAATATTCTTTCACCTTTGCTCCCTGAGAAACATTAGACCGAAAATCTCCTTTAATAACACTACGTTTCATTGCACCAATAATAGTGTTACCTAAAATTATAACTCGTATGTCACCATCAGTCTCAATATATTCTTGGATCAATAAATCTATATCTTCATTTTGATTGAAAAGTAATTGTATGAGAGACTCCATTTGACGTTCTGATTCTATAAACAAAACACCAACACCCTTAGAACCTTCTAAAGTTTTCATTATAATGGGAAACTTGCTATCTAGTGTTTCAAGAGATTGTTTCCAAGTTTCTTGACCAGAGAGTAAAACGGTTTTAGGTTGAGTTAATCCAAAATCTTGTAGCTTAATATATGACCTGTATTTGTCTGATGATATCTCAACTGTCTCTCGACTATTGACCATACACACACCAATTTTCTCTAATCGAGAAAGTAGGTCTAACCAACTTTTTTTAAGTCTTACAGTTCCACGAACAATTGCAACTGTGTCTTTATCAACTTCAAATCCATCCTTATCATCTTTGTTGTATATTTTATAGATACCATCCTCAAAGGTAATATAAGCACTCTCTACCTGTAAGATATAAATTTCGTGACCCGCTTTTTTAGCTTCTTCTTCAAACCTTTTTGCGGTATGAAACTTGGGAGCTACTTTTTTGTTTGCAGAACGTAAAGCGCCAGAAGAAACTACCAGAATACGATAGCTATCATGTTTCTCTTCTGTGATAAATGACTTGAAGTTTTCCAAGATACTAGTCCCGTTTTTTACCAATGTTGTATTTTGTCTCAAGTGCCCAATCAGATTTTTCCTTAAACGAAATAACCTTGATTTGACTCAAGGGTGCAGATGGTTCAGCTTCGTCTACAACATTAACTAATCCCCAATCATTAAGAAGATTTACAATTGTGTTTCTTCTTGCAATATCATTTTCAGATAGATTTGTATTTTTTCCATCTAGAGCAAATAGTTCCTTGAAATGCACAATATAATATCTACCCTGTTTATGTAATATATGACAGGATTGATATAGTTTCTTTTCTTTTCTAGAAGCTACGCCAATTCTTGATAGCGTTTCTCTAACCTTTAGGAAATCATCAGGTTGCTTTAGAGTGACCTCTAACATGTTTTCTTGTTTCCAACTAACTTCTTCCATTTTTTCCACCTTTGTTTGTTCTTTCTTTTATGGTGGCGATTTGTTCATCATCTAGTATATCAAGAGCGGCTTTGGCCTTTTCATTATTATATCCGTAGAACTCTTTAACATACTCAAGATTTTCTAATTTACTCGCCTTCGCCCAAGGACTATAACGTTTTCTTGGCCTTAGACTATTTAGGAAAAAATCAAATTGTAACTTCTTATCTACATTTGGTAGTTGGTTGATCTCGTTAACAAACAATATAGTATCTTGAAATGGCATGAGGCATTTATTAATAATGAAAGGTGGATATTTCTTTTCCCAAGTTTCATCCTCACTGTCCATCAGAGGTTCTTTTGTGTAGTTTATTGCGTTTAGATAATCTTTTAACTCATACATTAAGCACGCCTTCCACCATTATAACTCCACATTCCATCATAAGCTTCTTCCAGTTTCATTTCTTCAGCTGGACGGCGGTTCATTTCCATTTGGTTTGCACCATTAAGAA